GGATCGGCACGGATGCACCCCAAGGATCCTTGAGTGTGGCGGATGAGCCCCATAACGTAGAAGAGTTTCCTCCTACGGCTTTAACAGGATACAAAACATACATAGAAGGTCACGGGGACTTTTATACGAGCGAAAGTAACGTCTATACTTCGGGTTATGAATCGTATAAGGCATTCAACAAGAATTCGACCGGTACTTCTGGAAACTGGTGGACACAATCCGACGCGGGAATTGTACCCAGTTATAGCACATCGAGTGGAGATTTCTCATACTTTTCCTACGACTCGCAATATTCTACAAACGTAGAAGGTGCTACTAAAATGGGACACTGGCTCCAAATAGAGTTTCCGTATAAAATTAACTATAGGTATTCGGATATTCAAGCTCCGCACCATAGTATAGGTCGTCAACCACGGGCTGGGTATATCCTTGGAAGTAATGATCTAACGGGTGTATGGACATCGTTACACAATTTTACGAATGTGACGAGGACACATGCATACGAAAGCGTTAGGTACACTCCCCCGACCGTATCTACACAAACATTCAAGTATTTCCGTCTCGTCATAGAAGAAATGAACGGTGATCAATATGCGGGAATAGCTCGGTGGGATATTTTCGGCACCCGCGAGCAGGGTCAATCCGTCCTCCACGACGGCCAATTGACCCTCACGAAAAACCTCGACGTTCCCCGAATTGGACCACCCTTGGACGCGGACGATACACCGAGGCGGGACCGACTCGTGGTGGAATACAACACCTCGACGAACCCCACCTTTGGGGGGGCTGTGCGCGACACGAGTGGAAGGGGGAATGATGGGGTGTTGGGTTCCGGAGTATATTATGATGCGAGTGAAAAATCACTTGTACTCGATAATAGTACGGGTGGTTTTATTCATCGAGATTTTGGATCACAGATTTCAGGAAACTTTATTCACTCTATATCCCTGTGGGTAAAAGGTGACACATTTGCAACTGGTAACATAGATGTTATATTATGGATTGGTGACAATGTTGATAATAAGAGAATTGAGATATACGCATCTACTACATCGATAAGTTATAATTTTAAAAATAACCAATATAATTCAAGTAATTCCGTGGGACTAGCAGATGGTGTTTGGAATCACATCGCATTTACATACAATGGTCAAACTGGATCCGCGGGTAGAGAGATTTATGTTAATGGAAAAGTGATAGCGGCATCGCATTCCGGTAATGCCGATGAACTGAACATTACGAACGGTAACCTGTATATAGGTAGCGGAGCAACTCCGGGGAATGGTTATGATTTAGATGGTTCCGTCTCCAACTTCAAACTTTACGACACAACCCTTACAGCCGATGAGGTCAAGACCCTCTACGATATGGGTCGCAATGGGAGTGTAGCGAACCCCCAACCTCTTCACATCGCGGCACCTTTGTATGCCCCGGGGATGATCGTTCAAATTGAACAGTCTATAAAGAGAGATGATTCAAGTACTTCGAGTACTTCTGCGAGTGATATACCCGGTCTCGGTGTGACTATACACCCCAAATTCGGTACCAGTAAAATTTTGGTTTCGTATCAAGTAAATATGGGTGGAAACTATCACATGTTTCTTAGAGTAAGACGAACTCAAAACGGTACAACTACGTATGTAGGGAACGGAAATGCAAACGGTAATAGACCTCTTGCCACGAGTTATCAAAGTCACTTCTCGAACACAAACGGTCAACAAACTGTTGAGTCTCTGAACATGGAGATTTTAGATCCAGCAAACGGAATGGACCCGATTACATACCATGTACAATTTTGGGTTGCACATACCAACTATACAGCGTGGATAAATAGATCACTTGATAATTATAATAACGAGTATGGACCAGGTTGCCTCTCAAGTTCTATAACTGTTAAAGAGGTGTGTCAATAATATTCTAGAGTAAAAGTAAATGGATATAGCGTTGATCTTATCCGAATATTATAGAGGTCAAGAGTGGACTATACACGGTAATACATACGAAGGCTTAATTTGGTACGATGAGAAGAACTCTCTCCCAAAACCAACCCTCGAAGAATTAACAGCCAAACACGAAGAACTCGTAGCGGCTCAACCTATGAAGAATCTTCGCAAAAAACGCGACGATCTCCTCGTTAAAACGGATAAGTACGCCCTTCCTGATTGGCCACACGCATCCCTCGCGAAACAAACCGAATGGCTCGAGTATCGCCAAGCCCTTCGCGATCTTCCTTCGACGACCGAAGATCCAGCGAACCCTGTTTGGCCCGTCCAGCCAAGTCCGTAGGACTTGTCCCCTCACACCTAATAACACGTAAATCATTTCTTACGTTATATTAGATGTCTATCAATAATCTGAATACGTACTTGAACGTCAGGGACGCCCACCTTCGGGTGGTTTCAGGAAACGTCTACGCGCAAGCGATGAATATTGGTGGAATAAATGTAGAGACCGCACACGGTCTCCAGAGTGTTTCCAATACGGGAAACGCCACGTCACTCACATTAGAGTTTGCGAACGTGACGACAGGCTTCGTGACGACTGCGAATGCTCAGATCGGACGGGACCTCGTAGTGACTGGAAATACGACTGTTTCTAAGGAACTAACGGTCACGAGTAATGCAATCGTCTCGTCGAACCTTAACGTATCCGATGATCTCATCGTGACCAATAACATCCTCGCATCCAATAATCTTACGGTCACGGGGAACCTAAACGTCACGACGATTCGATCGGATTCGAATGTCGTCGCCGAATACACGGGACCCCACGATCGACCCCTGCGGAAGTACCCGGAGGTGGCTTTGACTAGTAGTGCCATTAATTCTGATTATAAGGGGTACACAATTCAAAGAAGCTCTGATTATACTGTTACTTATGGAACTGTAGAAAAGTTATTTAATAACGCCGATGGATCGGACGTGAATTCATGGGTCGCGGGGTGGAATGGTACTAGTGGTACATATGATGCTGGTACAGGTGAACATAGTGGTACTTATCATACTCCGGGATCAAATAATGTAGAGGGTACCGGTGCAGCACTTTTTACGGGTGCCCCGGACGGTGAATGGGTATCACTACAAATACCAAATGGTATAAAATTAGATCACGTAAAAATAAGAGCAAGAGATCATAATGACGGGGTAGAACAATATCCAAAAGATTTTGAATTCTGGGGTTCTAATAACGGTACCGATTGGTCTCTTATAAAATCTTTTACAAACCAGTCTTGGCCCGGTCAAAACAATAAAGGTTCATACCATGTAAATTCCAATATCTCATACAACAGAATTGCCATGATAATAACAAAAATACCCATAAACGTTCAATACGGTACACACTGTGTATTTGGACAACTCGAATACTACGGCTACGAAGAAGGCAGTGGCTCCCTAGACACCACCCTAAAGACCGTGTACAACGTGCCGGCGACCACGGGGACCCAGTTGGAGGTCTACTATGATGGGCGGGAGACCTCGAGTTATTCGGGATCGGGGACGACTGTTACTGATATTTCGCCTAACACCAATAACGGAACTCTTGGAACCGGTGTCGGATTTGACGCTACGTATAAGGCATTTACATTTAACGGAGCTACAACCGCTTCAATTTCTGGAACACATGGTCTTGGATCGGGATCGATTGGTGCTCATTCGTTTAGTTATTGGTTGAAACGGACGTCTCAAGTTGATGCTTATGAATATCATGCTATGATAGGAACTGGTGGAAATACCGGTGGTCAAACTGCTATTGGTATCAATCAAGATAAGATATTGATAGCTCACAACGGTGGTACGGTCACAAGTGAAAAGAATGTCATAACCGATAATACATGGATACATGTAGCTGTGAACTATAATGGTGGCACAACAAATCTTCCAGAAAATCACAATCTTTACATAAATGGTATAGAACAATCATTAATAGGTTCGGGATCTGGGGGTAACTTTAGTTTGGTCGGTAATGAATTAACTTTGGGACGATTTGCTGACGGTGGTAATGGTATTACGGGTTCCATCGCGAACTTCCGTCTCTACTCCAAGGCTCTCAACGCCGACCAAGTGAAGGAACTCTACGACTTCCAAAAAGACTATTTCTTGGGGTCCAAGTCTCAAGTGACCCTGTACAAGGGACACTTGGGTGTGGGGGTCACCGAACCCTCGGGACAACTCGAGTTGGCGGGAGATGAGCGGATTCAAGAGTATCCTCCGAGGGCTTTACGTCAATATACTACACACGTTGAAGGACACGGAGTCTTTACCGTACGCGCGAGTGCCGAACTTAATCAAACTGGAGATAATGATCGCGCTTGGAAACTGTTTACTAAGATAGCAGACAATAGCAACTATTGGACACCCACAGGTGGAACAACAACATATGGATACAGTTCCAGTGACGGGTATACGACGGCATATCACGAGACGGCGGGTGTTAAAGGTCATTGGGTGCAGTTGCAGTTACCGTATAAGATTAAGCTTCATAGCGTGAAGATCGCGGCGGGTATATCTACTCGTCAAGCGAAGGATGCTACAGTTTTTGGTAGTAATGATGGCGGTAATACATGGACTAGCGTTGGTGGTTGGACGGATAATAACGTGGACGATTTCACTCTTGTAACTTTTTCAATGAACAATGTTGGATACTACAGTCTTTATAGATTAGTTATAACAAGAAATGGGGGTAATGACGCTACTACATTATCGGAACTTCAATTTTTCGGCACCCCCGGCCCCACGACCCTCGATAAGGGTTCGCTGACTCTAGGAAGGTCCCTCGATGTGCCCCGCGTTTCGCGGTACGACGTGGACACGGAAACCCCGAGACCCGAGAAGTTGCTGGTGGATTTCGATACCACCGTGAACTCCTCACCCACAGATATTTCGGGGCAGGGGAATCATGGGGTTTATCATGGAAGTACCTCATACGTCGCAGCGGATAAGGCCTTTGATTCACCAAATCACTCAGGTATTCTCATAAGAGATTCAAGTTTAGGTTCGGGTACTCAACCTTTAACACTTTGTGCATGGGCAAAAGGAGGGGCGAGTGGCGGTGAGACGTGGAACGCCGACGCAAACGACTGCATAATTGGTGTAGGTCCAAACTCGAGTAGTGGTCATTCATCTTTTCAACTATGTGTAAATACAGATGCTATCACACTTGATATGGCGTCTGCTTCAAATTTCGTAGAATATCCGGTAACTATAGAAAATTATCGATGGTACTTTTTCGCCATGACATATTCCGGAGGAGATGCATTCACGAATACACGAGTTTATCTTGACGGTGTAGAAATAGCTAAACCCTCATCGTGGACGAATGGTTCTAGTGGAACATTGAGTTTACCTAGTAGCCCGGATATCGGTGTAGGAACCAGAACTGGAAACGGAAGTAGCGACACCCCTGCAGGGTTTTTGGGTGGTATGATTTCTAATCCAAAAGTCTACAACGTCGCCCTCGAACCCTCGGAGGTCCGCAAACTGTACAACTTGGGCCGAACCGGGCGGTCCATGGTCATCAGCGACACGGCCGTCGGTATCGGGAAAGCACCCGAAGCGCAATTGGACGTGCGGGGGATATTGAAAGCGAGCGTTGGTTTATTCCCGGATAGACCGTCTTTTATGTGTCCGGTCGCCTTATTTGGAGCAAAAGCTATTCCTACATCGACAACCATGTATGATTATTCGACGCGTGACGGTTTAACGCTAGCGAATAGAGGTGTAGGCACTTCTACAATGAGATGGAAATTGGGTGATAATGGTGGTCGACACACGAATACAATGTACCCTACAAATAATGTTAAATTGGTCAGAGTGTTTGACGATACAACATCGGAAACTTCGGGTGTACAAGTTCCATATGAAGGATATTACTTATGTCATAACTTTGTACGAAGTCCCGCCGGTGGATACAATATGGGGAATTCGTTTATCACGTATTCAGAATCTCAACAAAAATACATCACTGCATCTATAAACGCTTATATGCTTCCCTGGGGTGGCGGTCATTCGGGTCAATCCACAGATTATATGATGCAATTTGTAAGTGCTGTTTTATATTTAAGACCAAATGATAAAGTCATATTTTCATTTTGGAATCAAACGAGTTACAGCGGGGGTTTCGAACAGTATGTATCACTTGTGATGTTATAAATTTGTGTGTACTATAATAAATGGATAGACCCCCGGAATATATGGATGCATTGTTCAAAATGTACCCAGGTAAATGGTGTTGGGCATTTCCAACTGGTATAATAGATTATGAAAATATGGTGTGGCACGATGAAGAAATTCCTAAACCAACTAAAGAGGAGGTGGCGGAAGTATACGAAGAACTTCGACGCAAATACCCGTGGGAAATTCTCCGCCAAGAACGTAACCGGCGCCTCGCCGAGGTCGATTGGATCTTTTCAGAAGATTATGCGATCGATGACGCGTCGTACCAACAATGGCTCGCGTACCGTAAAGCTTTACGCGACCTTCCCGCGGTGACGGAAGATCCATTGAACCCCGTTTGGCCGGAGAAACCGGCGATGCCTTCTGGAACGACCGAAACTAAAGATTATACCCGCGAATTACAGATCGAAAATAATCGACTCAAGAATAAGGTGGTCATCCTCGAAAACCGCCAAACACACTTTAACACACTTCTCGTAGACGTAATCGGACGTATCGAGAAGCTCGAGCGACCCACTTAAAAAAATGAAGACCTTTATACGTAAGTATGAATATCATCGACGTATGCGGTCTATTAGGATCTATCGTCATAGTACTCATGTTTATACCCGAAGTTAATCACGTGTACAAACATAAAGACGCGAAGGCTATTAATTATTCCTTCTTACACTTAAATTTACTGGCGAGTGTTTTGTCACTCACATATTCCATACACTACGACGTAATTCCCATGACAATTACGAATCTCGCAGCAGGTTTATTTTCGTTGCTCATGTATTATTTTAAATATATATACGAGTGTGCACAAGATTCTCCGGTGTAAAAGATGTTTACTAATTGTAGATGAGTGATACGAGCCATCACGTACTCACAGGAAAAGTCGATATCACCAGTAATTTATTAGTAGGATCTTCCCACCTGTTTGTCGATACAAATAATAATAGAGTAGGTCTCGTCACCACGAATCCTCAAGCAGGTTTACACGTGAATAGTAACGTATACGTAAACACGGATTTACGCGTGGGACCCGCAGGTCCAAACCAAGTCGTAATAAACGCAACAGCTGGACGTATAAAAGCGGCTTCGTTTGAAGGAGACGGATCTTTATTACAGAATACACCGCCGGGTGCCGCGGCAACAATAGCAGTCGGAACGACAACGACTGGAGCTGCGGGAACGTCTGCCTCAGTGACAAATTCGGGTACGACTTCCGCTGCCGTTTTTGATTTTATTATTCCGAAAGGTGACCAGGGTATACAGGGGATTCCGGGTAATGACGGGGCTGACGGAGCGCCTGGCGCTGACGGGGCTGACGGAACCAACTATTTCACATTAAGTGGATCGAATATTTATAGGTCTACGGGGAACGTGGG